CAAAGGAGGCCACCATCGCCAGTTGGCGGGCGTGGGCCAAGCAGGATGCCATGGTGGTAAGGGAGGGCGCATGAACCCAGCCACTAAACGCAAGCAGGAACAGCGGGCCAGGCGGGCCGCCCTCGGTATCAAGCGGGTGGAGGTGGCGCTCTCAGAACGGGAGCGCCAGCAGTTGGATCACCTTCGCATCGCTCGGGCTGGCTGCGGTGAGCCCTACTCCGCCGACGAGTACATCAGCACCCTGATCCGGAGAGACTGGGAACGCTGGCTGGAACAGGAAGCCGAGCTGAAAAAGCAGACCTGCCAAAACTGCGACTGTGCATTACCGGAAGGATGCGGCGGAACCTTCAAGGGAGAGGCGGAGTGCTGGCACACCCAGGGCGACAAGGCCATGGCGCTGTGACGTCATGAACGGTGCGACACCAAGAAAAAGAATCAAGCCCCTCTCACCGAGGGGCTTTTTAATATTAATTGCATATGCTTTTTATATTTTCTGGCAACAGAACCAACCTAAAAATAACAGTCCCCGCTCTTGAATAACTGCACCACTATTAAAATTACTGCACCACTTTCAAAATATTCATTGGCGGTGTTCAAAATTTTCAAAGCTTTGAATATTTGAATGGTATTTGAAGGTGGTTTAAATGCCGTTTAAAGATCTAATGAGCGTAAAACGTACAAAGCCAGTTGTAGTGGGGCTTGTGCTCAATCGTCTAGCGCCTAGAGATCAATTCACTAGCTTGTGGAGCGCTGTAAGTGGGTGGTCTAGACATATATGTCTAGTGAGCGACGCACTTTCGCTTGCTTATATTTTCAAAAAATTACAGATAAGTGTTATCGGCTTTAAAGATGTTTGACTTGCAATATTCAACATGTCTATGATGCGACCACTTAGATCAACTATGAAATTATCCAGCCATGCCGGAGGGCATTATATTACCTGTAAGAAATGGTCGGGATGAGTCCCCCTTGGTGCGTCAGATCCAAGGCCTTATGATGGGCATCAGCGATAACAGGCCATGGCACCGGCCCGAACGGCCAGCAGCCAATCGATCTCATCCTCGCTCAGGGCCATCAGTTGATCCCTGCGCTGGTGATGGTGGGTTTTGTGGAGGTTTCCGACCAGCCAGTCACTGGGCGGCAGCAGATGAGAGAGAGGGATCCCGAGATGGATACAGATGGCGGCGGCGTGTTCCAGGTCAAAAAAGGTGGGAGTCTGGTCATCAAGCCAGCGGCCAATCGTCGCGGGGGCAACATGGATGACCTTGCCTGTGGCAGCGTTGGTCATGCCATGGCGTTTCAGCACGGCGCGAGTGATGCCTTTTGCACGAACCACATAGGCCCGGGCGAGGTTGATTTTCTTTTTCATGGGGCGCCTCCAGCAGGTGCCCGTGCTCGGGGCCGTGATGACTGTCAGATCTGACAGGTCAAAATTCACAGATATGAAAAATCTAGTCGGCGAACGTCGAGATATGCAATCAGGTCACAGATAAAATTGTCAGGTCTAACCAGCAGTAGGAGGCAGTGTGCAGGCGGGGATTCAAACAGAGATTTACAGTTCAATCAGGGATATAGCGAAAGTCACCCCGGACCTGAAACTGGAGGACAGGGAGGGCATGTGCAGAGCCATAATCACCTTGTGCGATTTGGGTGAGATTGTCCAGGGAGCAGAGAAGAACAAAACAGAGTCGTGAAGAACGCGACCACGGGATGCAAAAATAACAAGGGGCGCTATTGCGCCCCCAATCCTTTCAGTACCAACTGCCGCCCCTCTGGCGTCAGTGAACCAAGCAGCCCCAGCACCAACTGGTTCGTCGTCCTGGCCGATGGACTCAGCGTGTGAGTGAACGACAGCGTGGCGACCCAGCTATGACCACACTCCGCATCGGTGCACTGACAATAGAGATCGGAGACCTCATCGCTCAGCCGATTGGTCTTGGTAATACGGCCTCGCTGGCCACACTCTTTGCAAAAAACCCGCATCACCCCTCCCGATAAATCGAAATCTCAATCACCAGGTTGCATCTTACATCAATAAGACTGTGTTTTTATACAGCAGCCCCTATCGTTTCTCGAAACGTGACCCACAGCGCGCGGGGCAGGCCAGCGCTGTTGATGGCGTCCTGCACCAGCTCGCACAGAGGCAGCACCTCGTTGCGGGCATAGGTGGCATCGTACTTCTCGGGATCCCCGAGCCCGCCCCCACCATTGGTCGGGATGATGCCGGCAAGTGCTGGCGGGTACCGATGCGCCGTCAGCACATCCTGGGCGGTGATCCCTTTGATGGCCGCGAACTCGTCCTTGGTTGCGATGTCCCCCACCGGGATCAGCTTGATGCCATCAGGCTTGCCATCGGGGATGTTCACGAACATGGAGCGGAAGTTCCCCACCCCCTTGGAGTTGGCGATCATCTCCTTCATCTCCTCCTCGGTGTCGTCGTCCATGTTGGGGTCGGTGGCGTAGAAGATGAACCCCATGTGGGCGCCGTTGAGGAAGTAGCGGCGTCGGAACAGAGTGGCGTCCTGGTTGAGCAGCGCCGACTGCAGGCCGCCCAGGTAATCGGGCATGCCATAGACCTGCTGCTCGGGGTCATACTGGGCCAGCCAAATCACATCATCCGGGCGGTAAATCAGGTTTGGCTTACCCTGCTGCAGGTAGACAAAGCAGCCATCCTCGCGCCGGCGCAGGTAGACGCTCGAGAGCGGGTGCAGCCCCACCACCTGGTCGAAACTGTTGCGTAGCTTGAGCAAGCCACCATCACCAAACTGCAGGTAGTTGTGCACGAACGCTGTGATGGTGGCGCGCTGGTTGGTGAAGCGCCCCGCCACCATGTTCCGCCTCGCCATCAGGATGGCCCCATGGTGGGCATTGGCCCGGGCCACCTTGGCCAGTCCCTTGCGGTCGATAGGTGGCTGGTAGTATTCCCCATAGGGGTTGTAAAACACCCCGGTGTAATCGGTCATCCAGGCCGTGGGGTCGATGGCCTCCGGCATGCTGAACACCACCGAGGGCCGAGGGGATGAGGCGGCCGCCTGGGCCGGTTGTTGTATCTGTCGCTTGGTCATGCTGCCTTCTTCTCTTGGCTGGTTGCCCAGGTTGATTTGCGTTTGCGGTGGGTATCAAGGGGCTCATTGGCCACGGCGTGGGCGATGGCAAAAAATACGTCGGCGTGCCCGGTCACGTTGTCCCGGGCGGCCCGGAAGGTCATCTGGCCACCGCCGGTGGTGCTGCGCTTGATGGCGAGGAAGGCGAGCGGGATGTCCCGATCCGAGCTGTCCCACTCGATGCGGTTCGCCTCCACCACATCGATCATCTTGAGCACCAGCCGCGACTTGCTCTCGATGCTGTAGTTGATGGGGTGGCACACCCCTTTGAACACCGGCTTCAAGAGGTCAAACACCCCGGCGCCAATGCCGGAGACATCGACCCCCAGGTAGGTGACCCGGAATTTCTTGGCGATGCGCTCTATCTCCTGCGCCTGGAACTGGAAGTTGAGCCCGCGCCAGTAGTGCTTTTCCAGCACCCGGAAGCGCTCGCCGGCGACGGTGGGAGGGGCGACCACCACCAGGGTGGCATTGTCGCGGGTGCGGCTCGGGTCATAGCCCATCCACACCTCGCGTCGTCCGAATGGATCGGGCCGCCCGGGCTTGTAGTCCTCCCACCGGGTCGGGTCCACCCCTGCCCGCTCCATGTCCTGGAACTTGAACACCGACAAGGCATCGTCGATAAAGCGGCACATGTAGAGGCGATCGAACACCTCCTCAGGGTACTCGTCCTTGAGCTCCTCAATGTCGATGAGGTGGCAACCGAGGCGAATGGCATCCTCGATGGTGATGACATAGCGCCATTGCCTGTCAGGACAGACGCGGCCGCCGTCACGTAGGTCATCTTCGCCTGGGAAGTCGATGGCTTGCCGGCTTGGGCGGGTACCTTTCCAACGCTCACCGGTCCAGAAGCGATAGGCGTCGTGGGTCTTGCTCGACGGGGTAGAGAAAAACGTCTTGCGCCAGTGGCTCTGTGTCGCCATGGCGCTGGCCACATCCATCAACTTTTCAAAGTTGGGGATCCAGAAATATTCGTCGATGTAGACGTTGCCAGAGCGGGACTGGGTGCTGTTGGCGTTGGTAGAGCAGAAGTGCAGCTCGGCCCCGTTAGACAGCACGATGGGGTTACCGGTCAGGGTGACTCCCAGGAAGGTCTGGGCAATCTTGCAGATGTAGGAACGGAACACCTCCGCCTGGGCGCGGGTGGCAGAGACAAACAGCTGGTTGCCCCCATTGAGCACCGCATCTTCCAGCGCCTCACCGGCGAAATAGTAAGTCATCCCGATCTGGCGGGATTTGAGTATGTTGCGCGTGCGTGGTAAGGCTGGGTCGTTCTTGGCCTCCCGGCAGCGCAGCTGATAGCCAAACAGGGTGCCCAGCCATTCGGCAAAGTCTGCCTCGGTGAGATGGCCGATCTCGTTCTTGCCCTTCTTGCCGCCCTTCCCTTTGCGGCTACCGCCATCATGACCGCCCCTGCTGCGCGGGGAACGCTCGGGCGCTGGCTCGTCACCGGCTTCACTGCGGGCGCTGAGCGCCTGCTGGCGCTCGGCCCACTTGAGGGCTTTCTCTTTCAGGCTGACATGGTGGCCGATGAGCCGGTCCAGCTCCTCCTGCTCGCCGGGGGTTTTCTTCTCGCGATCCAGCAACACATTGACGCGGCGGGCAATGGCATCCTCTACCGCCTCTTCGGTCAACAGGTCACGCCAGCCGAACTTTTCGGCCCAGTAGTAGATGATGCGACAGGAGTTGAGCCCCAGTTCGTCCTTGATCTCCTGGGGTGTCCATCGTTTAAGGTAGAGTCCCTTCGCAGCATTGCGGATCTCTTCGGGGTACGCCACGGCGCCTCCATCCGGTGAATGATGGCGCCATCATAGCCAGCACCTTCCCCCCACTTACCCCACTGATGTTCGGAGCAATTCGGATTTCCTGATGGATCCGAATCCAGCAGAACGCCATAGCGTGAAACCCCCTTGCCGACCCGATAGCCTGAGCCCGCATCACTTGGGAGTAGGCATGAACACATCAACCTTGAGAACTGGCTGGGTCTGTATCGCCACCGAAGGGACCACCGTCGATGGCAGGGAGATCACCGCTGCTTGGCTGACTGATATGGCCGAGACCTACGACCCGGAATACTACACAGCACTGATATGGCCCGAGCACGACCGCTGGGCAAACTTCGGCTATGTGCAGGAGCTCAAGACCGACGTCGTTGATGGCAAACTCAAGCTGTTCGCCATCCTGAGTCCGACCCGGGACCTGGTTTATTACAACCAGGTTGGCCAGTACCAGTTCTGTTCCATCGAACCACAAGAGCAGTTTGCCGATCTTGGACGCACCTATCTGCGCGGCCTGGGCGTCACCGACCAGCCAGCCAGCACCGGCACCACCCACCTCAAGTTCAAGAAGAAGGGCGAGTCTCGCCTGATCGGTACCAGCGAACCGCTGGATCTCTCCACCTTCAAACTGCCCAAGCACGAGAAGGCCGATGGCCTGATCGCCAAGTTTTTCAGCTTCCTGGCCAGCCACGGCGAGACAGCCATCCAACCTACCCCCAGCCAACCCGAGGATGAGGAAATGACCAAAGAACAGTTCGATCAGATGCTGGGGGCCCTCAATGGCCTTGGCACCAAGATCGATGGTTTCAGCGCCAAGCTGGAGACCAAACCCGACCCCATAGCCCATGAGCCCGACAAGGTGGAAGACAACCCCGGCATCAGCGCCGAGCAGTTCAGCAAGCTGGAAGAGACCCTGAACGGTCTGGCCAGCACCGTCGGCGAGCTGAAAGGCCAGGTCGACAAGTTCTCCACCGAAGTGCCGGGCCAGCGCCCAGGCGCACTTGGCGGTGACGACACCATCTATCAAGTTTGCTAAGGAGCATTCAGTGAGCCAAACCCTGACTGTTCAGGCCGAACAGCGCCTGAACAAATACTGCGATGCCCTGGCCAAAGCCTACGGCATCGACATCAGCAAGCTGGACAAGCAGTTCAGTGTCACCGGCCCGGTGGAAACCACCCTGCGATCTGCCCTGCTCGCCTCCGTCGAGTTCCTTGGCCTCATCACCTGCCTGGACGTGGACCAGATCAAGGGCCAGGTCGTGCAGGTTGGCGTGGGTCAGCTCTACACCGGTCGTAAAAAGGGCGGCCGCTTCAAGGGCAAGGTCGGTGTGGATGGCAACACCTACGAACTGACCGAGACCGACTCCTGCGCCTCGCTGGATTGGGCCACCCTCTGCACCTGGGCCAACGCCGGTAGCGAGGGCGAATTCATCAAGCTGGTCGGCGAGTTCGTCAACACGGCGTTTGCGCTGGACATGCTCCGAGTCGGCTGGAATGGCGTGTCTGCAGCCGACGACACCGATCCGACGGCAAACCCGCTGGGTCAAGACGTCAACAAAGGATGGCACCAGCTCGCCCGCGAGTGGAAAGGTGGTAGCCAGATCATCAAGGCCGCGGATGGCGAGAAGATCTACTTCGACCCGGACGGCAAGGGCGAGTACAAGACCCTGGACGAGATGGCCTCCGACCTCATCAACACCACCATCGACCCGCTGTTCCAGCAAGACCCCCGTCTGGTGGTACTGGTCGGCACCGATCTGGTGGCCGCCGCTCAGGCCAAGCTCTACAGCGAAGCCACCAAGCCGAGCGAGCAGATCGCCGCCCAGCAGCTGGCCAAGTCCATCGCCGGTCGCAAGGCCTATATCCCGCCCTTCTTCCCGGGCAAGCGGATGGTGGTCACCACCCTGGACAACCTGCACTGCTACACCCAGCGCGGCACCCGCAAGCGCAAGGCGGACGACAACCAGGACAGCAAGAGCTTCGATAACCAGTACTGGCGCATGGAGGGCTATGCCCTCGGCGAGCACAAGGCCTACGGCGGCTTCGAAGAGGCCGACATCGAGATCGGCGCTGATCCAGCTGTTCTCGCCGCCGAAGCCGCCGCTCAAGCGGCCCAGGGCTAACCCATGAGCTCACCAGGTCAACGTCACAAGCAGCGTGTACTCGCCATGCAGGGGGCCGAGCAGGCCGCCTGCTCAGGCGTCGCTACCGGCGCGGTGGCCGACAGCCTGCACCTGCAACTGATCGCTCTGGAGCAGGACATTGCCCGCTTGCGCAAGCTGGCCCGCATCGGCGACCGGGTGAACATGAAACGCGACGAGTTGATGCCCAAGTACCGCCCCTATGTGGAGCGCTATCTGGCCACCGTCAGCGAGTCCGGCCAGCCCTATCAGAACGAGCTGTTCCAACGCCTCATCATCTGGGCTTTCGATGTGGGCGACTTCGACGCCGGCATCGCCTGGGCGGATCTCGCCATCGCCCAGGGCCAGCGCACCCCGGCCAACATCAAGCGCGACTGGGCCCACTTCGTGGCAGACACCGTGCTGGAGTGGGCCGAGAAGCAGGCGGCTGAGGGGCACGCCGTCGAGCCGTGGTTCTCCCGGGTGTTCGACAAAGTGCGCAATGACTGGCGCCTCAACGAACGGCTGACCGCCAAGTGGTTCAAGGCAGCAGGTTGCCTGCTGCTGCGCGACCACGACGGCCAGCCCCGCCCTAGCGCCGTGGGGGATAGCGCCACCCTGGAACAGGCAGACCACTGGCTGGCCCAGGCCGACAAACTGCACGGCAAGGTGGGCGTCGGCACCTTGCGCCAGAAGATTGCCATGCGCCTGCGGGCGCTGAATCCGGAGTAACCGACTCTCCGCGCCGTCGCACCCCGGCGGGGAGGATAGGCCAGCCGCAAGGCTCGCGCCGAATCCTGCGATCCGTGGCTACAGGGGTGCACCTTTTCTCGCCGCGCCATCGGCGACCCGGGCAACCGGGGCAGTGGTGTTCACATTGGCAAGCATCAACAGAGGGCCAGACATGTTTGCAGGCAAGGACATCGACTACAGCGCCGCCACTATCCGCAATGACGGGTTCTGGCCGGATGTGGCCGTCGCCGACTTCGAGCGCCGCCGCGCCCTGCCTGCCGATCTGGACCAGCAGACCACCGGCGCCGCCCTGCTCGCCGCCGTCTCTGAAATCAACCTGCAGCTCGCCAGCCATCAGACCGCGCTGCAGGGCAAGGGCTACACCACCGCCGCCGAGGTACCTGGGCCCAGCCTGGAAGGTGGCAACAACGCCCTGACCGAGCAGTACCTGGCTGCCGTCTTTGCCCGGGCCAAGGCGGCCTTGCTGCCGGAGTTCGCCAGCGTCACCGAGCGGGCCACCGCCAACAACCTGGTGGAGCGATCCCCGGACCAGCGTGCCCAGCTGCTGGCCGAAAGCCAGCAACTGGTGCGCAGCATCAAGGGCAAGCACCGGGCGGGGGTATCGCTGGTATGAGCACAGTCGTGAACGAACAGCAGGCTCAGGGCTACTTCCTGCAGGCGCTCCACACCGAGCTGTTGCGGGTGCTGCCGGGCAAATGCCATAAGCGCCTGGATAGCTGGATGGAGAACGGCACCATCAAGTTCGAACCCAGGAACATGGGGCCCACCGGGGTGGATGTGGCATGGCTCACCTATCAGGCGGTGTTCACCATCGAGCAACTGCCGTTTCGAGAGCTGGATCCGGCCATTCTGCTGGCGGCCGTCGCCGCCTGGGTGCAGGAAAACGACGACTTTCGCGAGCAGTTCGAGCTGCCCGATCCCGAGTACGCCGTCACCCCGAACGACGAGCAGACCGCCGATCTCGAGATCCAGCTCCCCTTCGCCGAGCCGCTGCGTCTCATCGAGCACCCGCAAGGGCCTATCAACTGGCTCGGCAAGCGCTGGAACGTGGCCCCCTATGACATCTGGGTGGCCGAGCAGATTGACCTGGATGTGGGTGATACCGGCCAGCATCAGATCGGGGGCCCAGCATGATCACCATCACCCTGGACGCGAACCGCGGCAAAGAACAGCTCAATCTGCTGGCCCTGCCACCCAAGAAGCGCAAGCGGCTGGTATGGCGAGCCGCCAATGAGATGAAGAAGCTTGCCGCCCGTAACGTGCGCCAACAACAAGACCCCAACGGCCAGCCGTGGGCACCGCGCAAGCGGGGCAAACGCAAGATGTTGCGTGGCCTGCCCAAGCTGTTGCAGATCCGCGAGCCTCGCCAGGACGTGGCAGAGCTGGGGTTCACCAAGGGCACCATGAGCGCCCACGCAGGGGTCATCGCCAACACCCACCAGAAGGGGCACACCTACAAGGTGACGGCCGCCAGCCGGCGCCGCATTGCCCCCAGTGATGTGGGCAAGAACAAGCAGGCCAGTAAGGCACAGGCCCGCAAGCTGCGCGAACTCGGGTTCAAGCGTCCTGGCAAGCGCAAGCGGGCATACCGCTCGGCATCGCTGGGTTGGATCACCGCCAATCTCAACTACGCCCAGGCGGGGTTACTTATCAAGAAGCTCAAGGACGAACCCGTGAAAGAGAGCTGGGAGATCCAGCTACCAGCCCGCCCGTTCCTGGGCGCCAACACCCGGCAACGGCAGCAGGCCTTCGCCCGCGCCTTGCAGAGCATCGATTACGGCTGGGACGTCAACAAGAAAGACATGAAGGGGAAATAACGGCATGTGGCCTTATGTACAGATCAACAACTTGAACCAGATGCAGGGGCCAGTGACCGAGGTCGAGCGCCACCTGTTGTTCATCGGCAGTGCCGCCAGCAACACCGGCAAGCTGCTCTCACTCAACACCCAATCGGACTTTGACACCCTGCTGGGTGAGGCTGAAAGCGAGCTCAAGACCAACCTGCTGGCCAGCCGTGACAACGCAGGCCAGAACTGGACGGCGGCTGCCTACGTGCTGCCGGAAGATGGCGACTGGCTGGCCGCTGTGCGAACCGCCCAGCTGACCCAGTCGTTTGAAGGTGTCGTGGTGCTGGGTCAGGAGTGGGACCAGGCAGGCATCAGTGCCGCCCATGCTCTCAACCAGGAGCTGATCGCCAAATGGGGGCGCTGGCAGTTCATGCTGCTGGCGGTACCGGGCATCGTCTCCGCTGGTGAGGATGGCCAGGACTGGAGCGAATACGAAGCCACGCTGGCCGCCCTGCAAGACGGTATCGCCGCGAGCTCGGTTTCTCTGGTGCCGCAACTGTGGACCAACCTCGCTGGCGTCTATGCCGGTCGCCTGTGCAACCGGGCGGTGAGTATCGCCGACAGCCCCTGCCGGGTGAAGACCGGTGCCCTGGTGGGACTTGGCAACAAACCGGTGGACAAGGCCGGGATCCCGCTGCCGCTGGCCACACTGCAAACCCTGGAACAAAACCGCTACTCGGTACCGATGTGGTATCCGGACTATGACGGCACTTATTGGGCCGATGGCCGCACCCTGGACGCCGAGGGCGGCGACTACCAGGTAATCGAAAACCTGCGGGTGGCCTACAAGGTAGCTCGTCGGATGCGCCTGCGGGCCATCGCCCGCATCGGGGACCGCTCGTTCAACTCCACCCCGGGCAGTACCGCGGCCGCCATCATGTATTTCGGCAAAGACCTGCGCGAGATGGCCAAGGCCACCACCATCAACGGCCAGCCGTTCCCGGGCGACATCGCCTCCCCTAAGGATGGCGACATCACTATCCAGTGGACCGCCAAGAACCTGGTCTCCGTCTACGTGGTGGTGCGCACCGTGGACTGCCCCAAGGGGATCACCGTCAACATCATGCTCGATTTGAGCCTCAACAACGGGGAGGGCTAACCCATGACCAGACGCATTTCAGGCCAGAGCTTCGACACCACGCTGATGGGCACCATGGTCCATGTCGAGAAAGCCAGTCTCTCCATCACCGACAACAGCGCCGTGGCCCAAACCCGGGGGATCCCGGACGGCTTCGTCGATGGCGATGTCGCCGCCGAGGTGGAGTTTGAGCTCGATGCCAAGAATTTCACCCTCCTGAGCGATGCAGCCAAACGGGCCGGTAGCTGGCGCGGCATGGAACCGGACGACGTGCTGTTCTACGCCGACACCGGCGCCGAAACCATGAAGGTGGAGGCTTTCGGCGTGAAGCTGCAGATCTCTGACCTGCTCGACGTCGATCCCAAGGGGGGCAGCAAGGGGGTTCACAAAATCAAGGGGTTCGTCACCTCCCCCGACTTCGTTCACATCAACGGCGTGCCTTACCTCTCCCAGGAAGACACCCGCCACCTGCTGGGTTAAGGGGGGAGCTTGGACGACATCGACCGCGCCACCCGTCACGCCGCCCGCATGCTGGCGGCCCAACTGGCCAACCAGGTGGGCAAAGGCAGTTATCAGGGGGAGAGCCGGCACCTGTGCGAAGAGTGCGACGACCCCATCCCGGAAGAACGCCGCCGCCATGTACCAGGGGTGCGCCTGTGCGTCCCCTGCAAGACCCGCCTTGAGAGGCTGGGCCGCTAATCAGAGCCACGGACATGAACAACATGCCTCATAAAGACCCGACCCTAGCCACCGCCTTGCTGGCCTGGCTGATGGACAACTGGCCCGCCGTCTATGGGGCCCTGCTGGCACTCGCCATCGCCTTCCTGCGCATCACCTACGCAGGCGGACGGGGTCGCCGTCGGCTGATCGAATCCCTGCTGTGCGGCCTCATCACCTTAGCGGCCGCCACCGGGACCCACCTGCTCGGGATCCCCCAGGAGGCCACCCCGTTCCTGGGCGGTGTTGTGGGGCTGCTTGGGATCGACATCATCCGGGACCGGGCAGCCCTGATTTTCAACAAGAAGGAGGGCTGATATGGCTCTGCGCTGGCTTGACGAGGCTCGAAAGCACTTGGGCCTGAAAGAGATTAAAGGGACAAAACATGCCCAGGCCATTCTCGACATGTGGAAGGCGATCAAGCGGGGAGGCATCCGTGATGATGAAACCCCGTGGTGTGCCGCTTTTGTCGGCGCTTGCCTAGAACGGGTCGGCATCCAGTCTACCCGCTTCGAGAGTGCCAAAAGCTATCTGAGCTGGGGTGAGAAGCTGGACCGCCCCGTGCTGGGCTGTGTGGTGGTATTCACCCGTGACGGGGGTGGCCATGTGGGGTTCGTGGTGGGCAAGTCCACCTCCGGCAACCTGCTGGTTCTGGGTGGCAACCAAGGGGATGAGGTGAATATCCGCGAATTCCCGCTGACCCGTGTCACCGGGTACCGCTGGCCGCTCAATGAACCGATGCCGGTGGGTGATCTGCCTGTCGGTACTCCGGCCCAGCTGTCGATGGGTGAAGCATGAGCACGCTCAGCAAGGTGATGGGGATCGTGGGCCTGCTCCTGGTGCTGGCGCTTTATGTCAGCCATCGCCGCACGGTGGATATGCAGCGCACCCTGACCGAGCAGCAAACCACGATCACCCATCTGCAGGCGGCCAACGACCAGCAGGCCACCGAGCTCCAGAAACAGCAGTTGATAACGAAGGGCCTGCGCCTGCTGCTCAACAACCAGAACGCCGCATTGGCCAAGCTCGACAACCAGAACAGGAAAACAGCCGATGAACTGCAACAAGCCCTGGCCACGCCGCCGGCGGGCCGCCCGGATTGCGCTCGCGAGCCTTTGCCTGGTGGCGCTTTGCGCCTGCTCCAGCCAAGCCACGACAGTGGTGCAGACCCGGGTGGTGAAGCGGCTGCCACCGCCGGGGCTGGTGCCCAATTGCCCGGAGCCTGATTTCACGGGGAACACCTACGGCGACGCCGTGCGGTTTATCCCCACCCTGCAGACGGCACTGCGCCGCTGCCAAACCCAGATCACCACCCTGACCAACTGGATTGAACAAGAGGAAACCACCCCATGAGTACACCGATCATCACCCTGGAAGTCGCAGGCAAAGAGCTGAAGTTTGCCCCGACCATGGTGGCCTACAACAGCTTCATCAACGACATGATGCCCAACGACAAGGTGGCACCTGCCCACAACTACTTGAAAAAGATCGTCTGCCAGGAGAGCAAAGAGGCGCTCGATGACCTGCTCAAGCGTCCCAGCGCAGCCCTGCAACTGGCTGGTGCCGTGAACAAGGAATTCGCGCCCGATCTGGACATCACCGTAAAAAACTGACGGCGCGTGCCGAGGCCATCGAGCGCAACCAACTGGAGCAGGTGCTGGCGCTGCGGCGTTACTACCTGCCCCATGAGGAAGACGACCTCGACAGCCTGGCTCGCGCCATCTGGTTAGACAAAAAGCACCAAGAGTCCAACGCCGCCGCCGTGGCCGAGGGAATAGCCAAAGCACTGAACGGGTAACGACTGATGGCCTGGATGGAAAAATTGATGATGCAGGTGGCCCTGGTTGACCAGGTCACCAAGCCCCTTGCTGGTATCAACGCCCAGATGGACAAGGTCAGCAAAGCGGGCCGCCAGGGCTGGAGCAATATGGCCATGGGGGCCACCACCGTAGCTGGCGGTGTCATGGCGATCCAAGGCGCCCTTGGCCCGGCCATCGAGATGGACAGGGCCCTCGCCGAGGTGGCCTCCCTCGATGTGCAAAAGGACGTGCTCGGGGCGCTCGGCCGCGAAGCGCTCAAGTTGTCCGTGCAGTATGGCAACTCGGCCACCGAGATTGTGCGCTCCTCCTACGATATTCAGTCCGCGATCGCAGGGCTGGAGGGTAACGAGCTGCCAGCTTTCACTCGTGCCTCCACTACCTTGGCCAAGGCCACCAAGGCCGACACCGCCACCATCACCAACTACATGGGCACCATGTACGGCATCTTCGAGCAGCAGGCCAAGCAGATGGGCAAGGCCAACTGGGTGGAAGATGTCGCCGGCAAGACGGCGCTGGCGGTCCAACTGTTCAAGACCACCGGCCAGGGCATGGCCGATGCGTTCGGCGCGATCGGTGCCAACGCCACGGCGGCCGGGGTGTCGATGGATGAACAGTTCGCAGTGCTGGGCCAGTTGCAGGCCACCATGAGCGGCGGCGAGGCCGGGACCAAGTTCAAGTCCTTCCTGGCTGGTGTCGGTGGCGCTCAAAAGGCGCTCGGCATGCAGTTCACCGACTCGGCAGGCAACATGCTGCCGGTGCTCACCATCCTGGACAAGCTCAAGATGCGTTACGGCGAGACCATGAGCGTGGCCGAGGGGGATGAGCTCAAGAAGGCGTTCGGCTCGGATGAGGCGGTCGCCATGATCAAGCTGCTCATGACCAACACCAAGGGCCTGGCCACCAACATCAACGCGCTGGCTAACACCCACGGCATGGGCAAGGCAGAACAAATGGCCGCTTCAATGACCGATCAGTGGGAACGGGTGACTCAAGGATGGTTCGCCATCCGTGCCGCCGCCTTTGGCGTGGTGCTGCCAGCCATCAATGCGGTGGTCGGTCTCTTTGCCGATGGCGCCAATGATGTGCTGCGCTGGACGCATCTCTTCCCGAACCTGACCAAGGTAATCAGCTATGCCATGTTGACCATCGTGGGCCTGAGCATGGTCACCGGAGCGTGGATGCTGGTCGCCGGTCTGGCCAAGCTGGCCACCCTGGGGCTCGGCATCGCCTGGACCGTCATCATGGCTCCGCTCAACCTGCTCAAGGCGGGGCTGGTTGCCTTTCGAGCCATCCTGCTGGCGGTCAATATCGCCATGTATGCCAACCCCATCGGCCTGATCATCGCCGGGATAGTGCTGCTGATTGGCGCTGTCGCAGCGGTCATCTACTACTGGGATGACCTGAAAAAAACCTTCTCCGATTGGGGCGTGTTCCAACTGCTCGGAAAGTCTATCGACTGGCTGATCGACAAGCTCAACATGATCCCGGGCGTCAACATTGAGGCGGGCGCCATGCCGGACCTCAAGCTGCCCAACCCCGAGAACATCAACGCACCGCTGGCACGCTATCGCCAGGGCGGTCAAAGCAACGTCCCATCCGGTGGCATTGGCCAGCAGCTGATCCAGGCCAACGCAGCAGCGACCACCGCCAACCAGAAACCGGCCAAAGTGCTGCACATCGGTGAGGTTCATATGACCAGCCAGAACCCGATGACCCCTGAGCAGATGGCTGAAAACGCATGGCTGGAGACTCCGTAATGAGCGATCCCAAGTACATCGACATCCTCGTGGTGGATGGCGCCTGGCAACTCGACGCCGGCGGCCAGCCACGCCTCACCCAGGACCGACACAGCATCGGCCAGGACATCAAGCACCGGATCATGGAGTCGGGGCTGGCTCGCAAGCTCATCGGCGAACGCAGCCCAACCCTGCGTGCGGATGTGATGACCGAGATCGAACTGCTGGTCGAGAACGACGTACGCCTGATCCCGGGCACCATCCTGATCAGCGAAGAATCGCCGGAGCGCATCCTGGTCACGGCCCGTACCTATGAATTCGGCGATCTGGAGGTAACCCTGTGAACCTGCGCCCCACCGTGGATTTTATGGCCCTGCTGGCAAAAAGCGGGGTGCCGACAACCGAGGCGGCCATGGAGGCCGAGCTCAAGAAAGAGGTGGAGGCCGCCGGCTCACTCATCACCAACGACAGCGATGTGTCCCCGTTCTGGCGCCTGGTGCGCGGCGTGGTCATCACCCCGGCGCTGTGGCTGATCCGTACCCTGCTGGCGGGCCATGTGCTGCCCGCCAGCTTTGCCGCGACTGCCAACGATACCTATCTCGACCTCAAGGCGTGGGATGTGGATCTAACCCGCAAGGCCGCCCAGAAAACCCGGGGCCTGGTCAACTTCACCAAGGTCAATCCGGCAGAGGCCGTCACCATCCCGGCCGATGTCTGGATCACCACCGAGCGGATCAACGGCACCATCTATCGTCTGCGCCCCCTGCAGGAGATGGTGAGCCCTGCCGGTGAGGCCGTAGCCAAGGTGGTCTGTGAGGCCGAGTTCGCCGGCGGCGCCTGGAATCTGGCCCCCGGCTATTACAACCTGTTGAGCAAACCGGTGACCGGCATCCTGTCAGCTCGCAACGCTGACCGGGATTGGATCACCACTCAGGGCGCCGATGCCGAGAGCAATGACGCCCTTGGCCTGCGCATTCAGAACCAGTTCTCGGCGGTGGGTCGCTATCACATCGACGCCATCTATCGCTCCATGCTCGCCAGCGTGGCGGGGATCCGCGCCGACCACATCTTCTTCGAGCACGACGCACCGCGGGGCCCGGGTACCGCCAATGCCTTCATCCTGCTGGAAGTGGGTACCACCCCCGCCAGCTTGATCGAAAAGCTCAATGACTACGTGAACAACCAGGGCAACCACGGCCACGGCGATGACCTGCAGGTGATGGCCATGCCAGAAACCGAGCACTCGCTGCACCTGGAGCTGTGGCCAGCCGAGAACATGACCGCCGAACAGCGGCTGACACTAAAACGTGAGGTGGAACTGATGGTGAAGGCGGCCTTTCGCCAGTCAGCGGACTATCCCTCCGTGACCCGGGCATGGCCGCAGTCTCGCTTTTCACTGAGCCAGCTTGGCCGCGAGCTTCATCAGACATTCCCCGAGCTCAAGAGCCTGCACTTCACTGAGCTGGATATCGTTTCAGGCCTCGACATCCCGCGCCTGACCGATCTGGAGGTGTTCCTCCATGACTAATGCCACCGAGATCAACCACCAGGCCAAGGCCCCGCAGCTGCCAGACAGCACGGCTCCCTGGTGGGAAGACGGCAAGACCATCGCCGAGGGAGTGCAAGAGCCTGCATTCCTGGCCAAAGGCATCATGGCCTTCTGGCGCCGTCTGCGCGGCTGGCTGCTGCAACCGCTGACCCAACAAGACCCGATGACCTGCTCGGAGGCCATGCTGGCGCTGATCGCTTGGGAGCGGGACATCACCCGCTTCAAGGGGGAGCCGCTTGACCTGTTCCGCAAGCGGGTGAAGTACGCCTTCATCAACGCTCAGGACTCGGGAGAGGTGGCCGGTTTCAAGCGCATTTTTGAGCGCCTGGGAATCGGCTGGTGTGAGCTCCATGAACGACAAGAAGGCACCCCTTGGGACGTCATCACCATCGAGGTGGCCGACAGCGCCTTGGCTGCTAATCAGCGACTGATGGAGACCCTGATCCAGCACTACGGCCGCACCTGTCGCCGTTACCGCTTCCAGGTGCTCTATCCCGCCGTGGGCTACCTGCATGCTGGCCGTATCGACATGGGTCACCAGGTATTTACCGCAACCCTCAATAAACCCGCCTGCAAGGGGTACTTGCGTGCCGGTCAAATCCATTCCATTCAACACGTTTTTGGGGCAAGCCTGCCTCGCAAGGAGTCCTGATGAGCCAGGTCATTACCAACGCATTCGAACAATATTGGCAGTCTAGCCTGGCCGCAGAACAACCGGTCGTACTGGATGAGTTCATCCTGGCTGATATCCCAGATCTGGATATCACCTCCCCCATTGACCCGGACACCGGCCTGCCGCCGGAAAGCCAGATCGTGCATCGCCAGAACGTGGACCAACGCGGCCGCATCAACAACAACGCGGTGGCCTACACCATTGTGATGGATACCACCTTCGGTGACTTCTCGTTCAATGCCATGTACTTGCGCAACAAGGCGAACGGCGTGATCGGGATGATCGTCTACAAGGGGCGCGAGACCAAGCTCAAGACCGACCAGACCACCGGCCAAACCGGCAACAGCCTGGTCAAGTCCATGCTGATGGGTTACGACCAGGCCGCCGAGGCCACCCTCACCAACGTGGATGCCGGCACTTGGCAGATTGACTATGCCGCCCGCCTGCGCGGGCAGGATGAAGACCTGCGCCAGCTGGCCAGTCAGCTCTATGGCCATCACACCTTCATCGGTGACGGCTTCAAGGTCGTGCAGCAGGATGGCGGCCATCAGGTAACCCAGGGCGTGGCCATCGTCGGCGGCCTGCGCATCGAGCTGAAACAGCCACAGGTCATTTACCCTGGTACCAAGCCGATCGGCGTCTGGGTAGATGTGCACCGGTCTGGTTCACTGCTCTCTGAGCATCAGAACCACTTCACCATCATCACCAGCGTGGCCGAACTGGCCGACCATGTGGACGAAAGCGGCTATCCGCACTACGTGGCCAAGCTGGCCACTGTGCAAGCTGACAGCACTGTCATTGATGGCCGTGGGCAGGGTGGCAGCGGCGGTTCGGGCGCCATCCCTGACACCTTCGCCCTCTGGAAGCGCTCTATGGCCGAGGCTGGCTATGACCTGATCGGCCAGTTCGGTACCAAACTCACCATTCAGAAAGCCAAGCAGGTTCTCCTGAGCAAGAACGGTACCGAGGTTTATCAGTGGCAGGGAGCGTTGCCAAAGGATGTACCTGCTGACGCGACGCTAGAAAGCACGGGGGGCCTCAACCCAGGCCTGTGGCTGGATGTGAGTGCTGAGTCTTTGCGCGGGCAATTGGCGGGCACTTCCGGCTCAAAACTGGTCGGTTTGCCCATTGGCAACCTGTCACAAGCCATCATGTTTGTAACCCCTGAGATGGCCAATGCTCCTTGTAATGGTATCGATGATGACGCCCCTTATGTCATTGCAGCCATTCAGCACGCAGCACCAAGAAAGATCCCGGTAGTAATGAACGGAAATTATCTGTTCAAGACAGAAGTGGATATGGTGCTGAGTAATGTCGAAATCACAGGTTCCGGAACCATCACCCATGAGAAGAAAGCTTTCAGGTTCAGTGGGGTAGTTGGCAATGAGGTTCCACTTACAGCCAATATCAACGACTTCTCGGCAGTTTCGATAGACATAGCCGACGCGTCAGGGTTCGAGCAAGGCGACATAGGCATCGTCCACAGCTCAATCATGTGCCTGTCCACAGATGCACTGTCGATGCAGTTGGGGGATGCTACACAATCTGGATCTCCAAGCTGGTTTGGGGAGTTTTTCCAAGTCGTTGGGAAAACAGGCAACAAGCTACACTTATCTACCCCACTGGTTTACAACCGATATCCGACAACGGCAGCTCCATTCTCAGGCACCAGACAGGCCTCTACGGTCAAAAAAGTAACGCCGGTCACTGGCATCATCGCTGGCTCCATCAAATTCAGTCGGGCTGGTACAGATACGGCAGTGGAGATCTACTATGGCAGAGGCTTCAAAGTAACCGGAAAATTCGACGCCAAGAAATTGCCTGGTGCGAGTGTCATTTTTGCCTATAGCCTGGATTGTGAGACCGCTGGCAGTTTGTTCAGACTGGATCCTGATACGCCGATAACCTACGGCACAGTGAACCCAGGTCATCCTAGCTATTTCCAATTCAACACCGTGAAGTGCATCAGCAGCCAGGGGTGTGGGGCTTCTAACTGTAATTTTGAAAACCCCTCCCAAACCTTTGATGTTACCTATTTTGAAATGCCCAGCACCATCTGCTACATGCGGGGCTGTACGGTACTGTTCGCCCGCTTCAATATGGCGACGTCACATGGCGGAAGTTTTGGCAATGTATTTAGTGCTAACACAGGGATCAACTGTTGGCGTGGGATCGCATTGCGCTCGCGTGAAGATGTGGCCATGGGCAACCGGATATATGGTTTCAGGAAATATCCCAACAGCCTCAATACCAATAGCGAGACGTACGGCGTGTCGCTTACCGAGGGGTACACCGTTGGAGCGACCATCAAAGATAACTACATCTCAGGCT